GCCGCATTTGTTAAATTCGTAGATATAGATATTGCAGTCTTTACATTTCCTCATATTCATCGCGAGTTTTTTATCGATGATACTGGACTAGTCACGGATTTAATTCCAAATGTAGATGAATCTAACGCACATTTTAAATATATGTTGCCGTTTTTTGAATTGCATGAAAATTATCAAAAAATAAAATTGTCTTTGGGCTTGAATTATATTTTGGATATCGCAGATATTTTAGGAATTAAAGTTCTCTTTACTTCTTGGGATGTGCCAACATACAACTTATTAAAAATTTGCGCGCCAGAAAATACCGCCAATAAATTTTTTCCAAACGATTTAGATAATAAAAAAGCCAGAGATAAAATGCATCCGGGAAAAAATTCTCAACTGAGGCATGCTAAAAACATTAGGAAAGAATTATATGATAGAACTTGGATTCAGAGATCGGCTTAATAATGTTGAAACTATTAGAATTCAGCCGACTGATAGTATTCTGGCTCAATTGTGGTTAACTCAACTAGACAAGTTATTAAGAAAACCAGATCTTGTATACATTAAAAATTTTAGCTTATTAGGATTTAACTGTGACTATCGCACTCCTTTTGAAGTATGCGATGAACTGGAACGTGCAATTGATATAATAAATCGTTATACCTCTTATAAGATTACGGAAGATTATTCTTCTTTAAGAACAGAAAACAATCGTTCGCTTCTTAATAAACTGCACTATCATTTTGAAATAACACATGGTCAAGTATGGAGTCCGTCCGATTTGTTAACGTCATCTTCGGGTGAAGTAAGATTGTCGATATGTATGCTAAATCATTGTTGCCACTGGCTTGAGACATGGTATGATGAGGAAGAAAAAAAGCAACGATGGAATAATTCCATTAAAAATGCATATTACTATTATAATGTTTTGGGTGCAAATCAAAAGATAGAGCTTCCACAGGATCAGAAAAAGAATTTTACCAAAACTGTAGATAATGGTTTAGTTTATTTGCACTATGCACAAACTGGTAAGACTTGGTATGAAGCATATCTAGATAACGACGATGATGTCACAGATGCTGGCATATCAGAGCATCGCTTGATAAGTGGAGAATTCGATTGTCACTTCGGTGACACCTATGAATTTCCGTCCGACGAACAATTCACTGAATGGTTAATTTCCAAAGGAGCTGATCCTACCAATGAGCAAAATGGATTGGGTTATGCAGAAGTTGGCAGAGTTGTGGGTGTGACTAAACATCAGGCATTTGATTTCTTCACAGAATACACCGATTTCTTTTCAATTAAATTCAATGATCATTATCAAGAATATGATTATAGATATTATGAACAAAATTTTTATAATAAGCAAGTCCAGAAATGGGGAGGTTGGCAAAAATGATTATTAAACTTATCAAATCGTGGTGGTACATGAGAAAAATCAAAAAACGTATGAAAGACTTGCGAAAGCAGGATCCTTTTATCTATGATTGAATGGGGTATATCCGCCGCCGCGCATGATGCATCTTTGACTGTAGTTGATGGAAGTGAAATTTTATTTGCTTCTCATGCCGAGCGATATTCGGGTATCAAAAACGACAAAGACTTGAATGCAGATTTGATTAATGCTGCATTGAAGTTTGGTAGACCAGAAAAAATTCACTGGTATGAAAAGCCTAAACTTAGAGCGATGAGACGATTGTTATCTGGTCAGGGCCTCGTCAGGTTTAGCGTTAGACAGTATCTTGCTGCTTTCGGTCTCAAAGATATTCCTGTAGAATTTGCATTTCACCATGGGTCTCACGCAGCCGCGGGATTCTACACTTCGCCGTATGTGAATGCGACCGCGCTCGTTATTGACGCTATCGGTGAATTTGATACCGCGTCTATCTGGAAATGTTCCGGTGAGAAATTGAAAAAGAAGTGGTCCATGGATTACCCAAAATCTCTTGGTCTGTTTTATTCTGCCATGACAGATAGAATTGGATTGAAGGCCAACGAAGACGAATACATTTTAATGGGAATGGTGGCATATGGCGATCCAGAAAAATATTACGACGAAGTTAGACATCTTTGGGAATCTGAGAACCTACATCGCGGATGTCGTTGGTGGCGTATTGATGACCCCGATCTGGATATATACAGTGTTGCCGCAGCAACGCAAAAAGTATACGAAGAAGAATTCGACAAACTTCTAGTTCGGGCAAAGATGAAAGATGTCAATCAAGACAATCTTGTTCTCATGGGTGGCTGTGCGCTAAACTGTTCTGCAAATCATCTTGCTAGAAGATACTTCAAGAACGTTTGGATTATGCCAAATCCAGGTGATGCAGGAAGTTCTCTGGGTGCTATTGCAGCTAACAACAGGCAAAAATTAAACTGGAAGGGACCATATCTTGGTGCAGATATGGGAGGAGAATATCCGGTAGAAAAACTCTTGACAGAATTGCATAAGACTGGTATAGTAGGAGTCGCAAGTGGTCAAGCAGAATTTGGGCCGAGAGCATTGGGTAATCGCAGTCTTCTAGCTGACCCACGCGGCCATGACATAAAGGACAAAGTAAATGAAATCAAGAAACGACAAAAGTTTCGTCCATTCGCTCCAGTCATTTTGGCAGAACATGCAAGAGATTACTTTGAAATGTCATGGGAAGACTCCCCTTATATGCAATATACTTCAAGATGTAAATATCCTGATGAGTATCCTGCTATTGTTCATGCTGATGGGACATCTCGTGTCCAGACTGTGACAAAAGAGCAACACTCTGGTCTTTACGAACTTCTTAGTAGATGGTATGAAGAGACTGGGTGTCCGATGTTATTGAATACAAGTCTCAATATCAAAGGTATGCCGATGGTTAATAACTACAAAGATGCCGATGATTTTGAAGCCAAGTATGCTGTGAAAGTGTTTTCATAATAAATACTTCAATGAATAATATTCTAAAGTTCCCCGATAAGTTTCGAAAAGAACCTAGACACTATCGAATCCCATTGTATAGTGATGTGGATGTGGAGGTCGTGTTGTTTTGTCTTAATGCCTTTGGCACTACCGATAAAAGAGTAATCTTTGACGATTTAATGCATATAGATCCTATTGAGGTTATAGAATCTCTTGACTCTGCCGTGGAATCTGATATGATATCAAGTGTGACAAAGAATCATATACAATGTATTAGAAAGTCCGTTGAAGAAAGTTGATATATTATGAATATTTTTTATCTAGACCGCGACATTACAAAATGCGCAGAATACCATAACGACAAGCATGTTGTCAAGATGATTATAGAATATGCGCAGTTGCTATCTACCGCACACCGAGTAATCGACGGTCAACAGTATCTGGACAAGACTGCCAATGGCCGTTCAATCAAACGCTGGCGAATGGCAGATACTGCGCTAGAAACCGTTCTCTACAAAGCCACTCATATCAATCATCCAAGTGCGGTCTGGGTTCGCCAGTCTAACAATAACTACAACTGGCTTATGTGTCTATTCCAATCCCTGCTTTTGGAATACACACATCGCTATGGTAAATTCCATGCTACCGAACGGTTAGTTTATTTTCTTCGTAAACCACCTCAAAATATTCCAGTTGGTTATTTGACACAGCCAACACCTGCTATGCCAGATGAATATAAAGTGCCTGGCGATTCCTTACAGTCATATCGTAACTATTATGTTGGTGCAAAAAAAACTATGGCAAAATGGAAAAATCGTGAAATTCCTAGCTGGTGGAAAGACGCAACCCAATAAATAACTGTATGAAGACAGTTATACCGATTTCTCCTCCTCCGCGTATCGTGCCTCCCTCGGCACTAGGCGACTCTGCGATTTGCAGGGTCGCCTTTTTTGTATCCACCTCAAACCTCAAAGGACTGTCATGTCAAGAAAAAAACAAAACACATTACACGTTGTCTCAAATAATGACGCTCCCGTAACCTTAGAGAAGAGCAAGTTATGTAAAGTAAAATACGAAGACCTAAAAAACATTCAACCCAAAAACTTCAATCAGAGACAATTTTTTGAACTATACGACAAACAGTCCACTGCAATATTACTTCACGGTGTAGCAGGTACAGGAAAGACCTACATCGCACTTTACAAAGCACTAGAGGAAGCACTAGATCCAGAAACAGTATTCGAACGAGTAGTAATAGTCCGCTCTGCCGTTCCATCAAGAGAAATTGGTCACCTACCAGGAGACGAAAAAGAAAAGACAGAAGTTTATCAGTTACCTTATGTAGAAATCTGCGAGGATTTGTTTAATCATATCCAGCCATTTCAGCGATTGCAAGAACAAAAGACGGTGAACTTTATGATCACCTCCTTTGTTCGTGGTATCACTCTAGATAATTCCATTGTCATTGTTGACGAATGCCAAAATATGACGGACATGGAACTAAATTCAATTATGACCCGAATTGGCAGAAACTCAAAGATCATCTTTTGCGGAGATTTCCGCCAGACCGATCTATATAAAAAGACCGATATGTCAGGACTTCAAAAGTTCATTGCTATCGCCGAACTAATGCCCTCGTTCAAAACAATAGAGTTTTCTGTGCATGATATAGTAAGGTCGAAATTGGTTAAGGAATATATTCTGGCCAGACTAGAATATGAGGAGAGATACACATAAAAGACTTGACAAACTAGGCGAATCATGCTATACATAATGTATGTTCAAAACGATATATGATTATTCCGATTTCGCCCAAGATGAAACAAGAGAAGATGGTAGCAGAGTTTACGTCAATGCCTCCGGTGTTGGATATCCCTCTGCTACCACTGTTCTTGGTGTCTTAAATAAAGACTCAATCAACAAGTGGCGTGAGCGCGTTGGCGAAGAAGAAGCCAATCGTATTTCTAAACAGGCTTCTACTCGTGGTACTAAAATCCACACACTTACCGAAGCATATCTAAAGAATGAAGAAGTAGATTTTGATGGCGTGAAAGCGTCCTTGCTCGACAAGGAAATGTTCACTAAGTTCAAAACAATTCTTGAGCCTATTGATAATATTCACTGTCAAGAGCTGGCATTATACAGCGACTTCTTACGCATGGCAGGTCGTGTTGACTGTATCGGTGAATACAACGGTGTTCGCGCCGTAATTGACTTCAAGACTTCTAACCGTCCCAAGAAGAAGGAATATATCAGTTCCTACTTTATGCAGACTGCCGCATACGCAATCATGTATGAAGAGCGCACAGGTATTCCTGTTCCCTATCTGATTATCTTGATTGCTGTAGATGGCGATGAACCTCAAGTGTTCGTAGAAAAACGCGACAACTGGGCTAAGAAACTCATCGAAACTCGCGATTTATTTGAAAATAGTATTGACAAATAAGACTTAATGTATTATATATAGATTATCAGTTGTTGACAATCAACAATAAAGGCGGAAAGACCGGGGTTCGACTCCCCGCACCTCCACCATAGATACTCTGGGCCGAATACACACCGGCTAATAAAAGTTTCGATTACTATTGCTGAAATCCGGGCAATAGAATAGGCAGAGTTTGGAATCGCAGGTACTCTCTAGCCAGAGTGTCTATGATGGGGGTGACCATGGAATTCGATTTTCGTGTAATAGGGCGGTTCGAGACTGATTGCTTGGCAAAGTGCCACAAAACGTAAATGCAGCCAACGATAACGTTGCCTTTGCAGGATATGCGCTAGCCGCATAATCTCATTGGGTTTTTGATAGTTTTCCCTCGAAACAGAATAAAACTATCGCCTGTTCTGTATATACGATGAAATGAGTGGACTAAGAACTCAAAACTGCTAAATAGTTATATGACCCACTGAGCAAATCTGACAACAGTAAGCCCGGTGGGTCTTTTTTTGTCTACGGACAAATCAGTGTGGGGAGTCACTGACTAATACCCTCTCAAGTAAAACAACTATTGGAAATAAGATGACTTCCTTAAACAAGAAGTTCTTCAAGTTTCTTTCGATTATTATACTATTAAGTTATGGTTTATATGGATTTAATTCATATGCTGAAACTGCCATCGAAAGAGAAGCAAGGGAATATTCCCTCGGCGTCGGAGAAGTAATCCAGGACATCAAAGATGATGCCCGAGAACAACAACGAAAAGTAACACAACAAAAAATCCAGACACAAAATATTCGTCTGGCAAATAATACAGAATTGAAGTGCCTAGCAGATAACATTTACTATGAGGCTGGTAATCAGTCAACCAAGGGTAAATTGGCGGTCGCTGCGGTCACTATCAATAGAGTAAACAGCCCCAAGTTTCCGAAATCAGTATGCTCCGTTGTATACCAGAGAACAAAACGTGTTTGTCAATTCTCATGGGTGTGCGAAGGAAAGAAGAGTGTGCGCAGTGCGCAACAATATGCTGAATCAAAGAAAGTTGCCGAAAAAGTATTGTTTTATGGGGCAAATCACGATATACTAAGTCGTAACGTTTTATTCTACCATGCAGACTATGTAAATCCGCGTTGGAACTTACGTAGAGTAACTCAAATTGGTGATCATATATTTTATGCAGGATAAAGAATGGGTAAGAGAAGCAACTTTGAACATCGTAAGAATGACTTCTATCCGACACCGTTGGATGCAGTAAAGCCTCTCTTACCCTTTCTACCCTCGGAGTTTACCTTCGCTGAGCCATGTGCTGGCGACGGTAGACTCTGTAGGCATATCGACACTCTAACAAACAGTAATGCTCTTGCGACTTTGGTCTCTGACCTAGATCCAAAAGACCCTTTTATTGAAAAATATGATGGATTAACTGTTGACATTCCCGCAAATACAGAGTATATTATAACTAATCCGCCGTGGTCGCGATGGATATTACATCCTCTGATTGATAGGTTCGCTAGTATTCGTCCTACTTGGCTTCTATTCGATGCTGATTGGATGCACACAAAACAAGCGATTCCTTATCTACAGTATTGTAGTAAGATTGTGGCCATAGGCAGAGTAAAGTGGATTGAAGATAGTAAGTTTACTGGCAAGGATAATGCTTGTTGGTATCTTTTTGATAAAAATGAAATGAGTGGAACACAATTTTATGGTCGAGGATTTTCAAGTGGTAGATGATATCAGCAACGAATTTCTGATTACAAAGAAGTTTAAAACGTCAATCGAATTTTCTCAGTTTATTGAGAAGCAAGCTAATCAGACCGGACTACCCTGTATGGAACTTCTAGTAGATTACTGCGTTAAAAACGAAATTGAGATGGAATCAGTATCAGTTCTTCTGACATCCTCGTTGAAGGAAAAAATTAGAGCCGAAGCCGAAGATTTGAATATGTTGAAACGCAAGGATGGAAAGCTACCCTTCTAATGGATTCTTTCGAAGTTTACCGTGTCTATATGTCACTCAAACTTCATTTTACTTCCGATGATTACGACATCACAAAAACAAAATCAGGCGTTAGATGTAAGAGAGAAACATTCCTTAAACGTAAGGATGTTTTATTGTTTCGCAAGTTAGCTAAAAGATTTAGTTTTACAGAAATGGTAGACTATTTCGTTGCTAATTTCGTCAACGGCCATAATGGCATATTTGATGCCGAAAGTGATAACGTGTATCGGGACTGGAAAGCTAGAAAAGAGAAGTTGACATATCTGTTCACACAAGATATCTCTACACTTATGTTAGAGGCTGAAAAAGTAAATGTTGATCCATTGGTTAGTGATGGTCAACATCCCTTAGCACTAAAACTATATCTTGGTAAAAAAATTAGTCTTGAAACCCTAGTTATTCTTGACAAATTGTTCAACTTCGTGTATAGTAACAATACTATGTTAGCAAACGACTTTATATGGAAAGATGTGTCCCGTTTGATAACAAAGTACCGTGTCTTTGTCAAGTTTGATAAAGACAAATTCTCTCAACTATGGATCAAGGAGAAAGGCCCAGTGGTCTGTTAAATGAGTCATTCTAAGCGCAGAGACTTTGATTACGAACCTCGTGTCAAAGAAGTTCGTAAAGGTGTTGATAAATCAAATAAGCACCGCAAAAACCCGTATAAATACTCTGGTAGTCAAGAAGAAGATTTCGAAGACTATGATGATTATGATACACATCGCAAATATTAACATACATCGCAATATAAGGAAATACAAATATGTCTTTTAATTCTCTATCGGATCTTCGTAAGAACCGCGGCAACTTCGACTCACTCATGAAGGAAGTCGAAAAGATTGCAAATCCCACAAACGAAAAGCGCGGCGATGATGACCGCTTCTGGAAGCCAAGTGTCGATAAGGCTGGCAACGGCCAGGCTGTTCTTCGTTTTCTCCCTGCGCCTCCAGGTGAAGAACTTCCGTGGGTTCGCGTCTTTGACCATGGCTTTCAAGGTCCTACTGGCAAGTGGTATATTGAAAATTCATTGACCACTATCAACAAGCCAGACCCTGTCGGCGAACTCAACAGCGAACTTTGGAATTCGGGTATCGAAGCCAACAAGGAAATCGCTCGTAAGCAGAAACGCCGCTTGTCGTATATCTCTAACGTTCTTGTTGTTCGTGATCCAGCAAATCCTGAAAACGAAGGTAAGGTATTCCTCTACAAGTTCGGTAAGAAGATTTTCGATAAAGTCAAGGACGTGATGCAACCCACGTTTGAAGATGAGAAGCCGGTAAATCCATTTGACCTTTGGGAAGGTGCTAACTTCAAGTTGCGTATCCGTCAGGTTGAAGGCTATCGTAACTATGATAAGTCAGAATTTGATGGCCCAACTCCTCTTGATGAAAATGAAGATAAGTTGGAAGCAATTTGGAAGCAAACAAACTCACTTGCTGCTTTCCTTGATCCTTCAAACTTCAAGTCTTATGATGAACTCAAGGCCAAGCTGAATACTGTTCTTGGTAGTGGTACCCGTGTGCCTACCGCTGAGAAGGTAAATCCTCTTGATGCAGAAGATGAACTCTTCGTTGAAACCAAGATGAAGACGGCTGCTAAGGCAACCGAAGATACTCCGCCTTGGAGTGACGATACTGCCGATGATAATATGAGTTACTTCGCAAGTCTTGCGGACGACTAAAAGAAAAGGGGCGCTTAGAGCGCCCCTTTTTTATGCCATTGCTCGTTTTAGAGCAAATCTCATCCAACTACTTTCATCATCTCTAACATATGTCTTGGCATTTGGCACAGTGGTGCTTTCGGATGCACCGCCCCCGCCGCCACCTTGATTGATGATTGTTGGAGGAGGAACATTGACTTTCATTTGGTCTTTAGCTTGTTCCGACCCCTTTTCTAAGATGCCGCTATCAGGATTTTGTCCTGACTGAACCTTAGTTTCTTCGCCTCCGCCGCTCATATAATCATACGCGGTCTTTGCACCAACTGCCGCCAGTCCAAGACCACCTGCTGCCATCATTAGAGGATTTCTTTTTACAAATCCGGCTGCTTTACTGAATATTCCACCGCCTGGTTTGCCTTGAACTGCGGCAGGTTTTGGTTGTGCTGTTGCTTTTGGTGCTTGCCCACTTTGTGCGGCTTCTGCGGCACGTGTTTCTGGTGTGCCACCCAAGGCTCCCATATCTCTAGCAGCCAGTGCAGCATCTAATCCAACAGAAGCGGCTGTTCCCACGCCAGGAATAGTTCCCGCTGCACCCGATGCCAATTCTAGGCCTGCACCTGTCCAGTCACCCGCCATAGCCCTCTGTGCAGCAAATACACCACCAGCAACAAGACCAACACCTGGAATTTTCTTCAATAGCGATTTGCCAACTGCTTTCGCGCCAACTTTAGCTACGCCTTTAGCAGCAACTTTTTCTCCTGCTTTAACTGCACCCTTTTGTCCAGCTTTAGCAGCAACCTTTTCACCCGCTTTAGTAGCACCTTTTTCACCGGCTTTAGTAGCAGGCTTTGCTGTATCTCCGGGCATAGGAGCAAGGTCGGCTGCCACCATTGCAGTGTTGGCAGCGATATTTGCTGTATTATTTCCAGCTAAGTCTTCGCCGCCATCATTATCGTTACCGGCAAACAATGCCCCCGCACCGAGAGCACCAGCTCCTAATGCTAATACACCAAGCATACCTCTGCCTCTACCAGGCGTTCTACCAGGAGAAACTGTTGGTGTTTTTCTAACAAATCTACCCTTTGCGTCTCTAGGTTGACTTCTAGCTCTTTCTGATCTAGACTTCTTGCTACCATCTGGAGCATTTGGAATATTTCCGCCGCGATTTCTACGGCTAGGTAAATCGATATCGATTTCGGGCCCGCCGCCAGGTCCATCCGAACCACCAGAAGTTTCAAGTGACTGTGCAATCTTCTCCACGCTGTCTTTTATTGCAGAGAATAATTCATTTGCTTCTTTGAATGTGTCAGATATTTCATCCAGCTTTTTCGTATTTTCTTGAATAGCATCTACAACTGGACTCTCTGACATACCAGCAGCATCTTCTTGAAGTTCGCTGATAGGTTGCGAGGGCTTAGATTCAATACCCGCAGGTAGAATAGCCGACGCACCACTCTTCTCGTCGTAATCTTTTTGAAGTTCGTCATTAATAGTATCTTTTGATACCGGTTTTCCATCTCTACGATATGCTATATCTTTTTCAGAAGCGGGTGCAATTCCTCTTTTAGCTAACAGCTTCTTCTGGTCTTCAGTCAGATCAGTTAATTTTTCTGCTTCTTGGGCCACGCCCATACTATCTCTAGCTTCGGCTCTTTTCTTTTCATCAGAAGTGAAAAGGTCATATCTGAGATCACCCGGCTTTCCGGTGAAAACTCTTTTTGCTCCTTCAAGCTGAGTTTTCATAAATCCTTTTGGAATTGCAGTACCCGTTGTCGTGTCTGTGCCACTAACGGCACGCTTCAAGCGATTTCTAAATGTGTCTTCTTTCCCTCTAAGACCCATATCATTCGCTTGAAAATACTGTTCTTTAGCTGCCTTTCCTGCGTTCTTAAATCGAGTTGCGGCATCTGTATTACCTGAAGCCTCTGCAACGACTTGTCCTTTTTTGGCAAGCGCAAGTACCTCTTTGATACCTTTATTGAAACCCTCTAAGTTCTTTTCTGTCAACTTGCCAATTTCTTTGACAAGTTCGGTCAGCATTTTGCGTTCTTCGTCGCTATACTGTTCCAAGTCTTTGCTAATGTTTTCTGTGGCAGCGGATAAAATCTTAGCTGCTTTTTCACCATCAACAGTTGTTACAGAAAAAGGACTCGTGGATTCTTTAATCTTTTCTAATTGAGTTTCTTTCCCTGTACCAGAACCAGATGAACTCAATAACTTTTTGATATCTTTTGCTTGACCTATAACCTCATCCAGACGGTCGACAACAGGATCTGGCCCATTATCTGGAGCAGTCTGTAGTCTATCTGATAGTCCTTGTAAGTTACTGGCCATTTCTTAAAAATCCTGTTGGTTCTGTTCTGCTTTTTTCTTCAAATGGGTCATCAACAATCCTATGTAAACTTCCCTTTCCCATGGCATCATATTTTCAAGTTCTGACAGACTATATTTGTGTTCTTGCATTAAAATAAAGTTTGTCTTATAATGATTCATCAAATTATCATGAGAAAGGGTTATTCGAAAAAATTTTCTACACCGTCTATTAATACCGTATTTTCTGTTTCACATTTAACACAAGTATAGTCAATCGTCTTTTCTAGCCTCGGTGAAGTCTGAAAGAACTCAACAATCTTTTCGAATTGCTGGGTCGAAAGACTGTTAATAAACTTTTCTACTTCTTCTGGACCTTCATCCTCTGCGCTGTAGATTTCGTCTTGGTCAAAGATTTTATCAATACATGCTACAACAAGGTCGAATGCTGGAGTTTCATCATCGACCAAAATTTCTGCCTTTGGATATTTCATAATCACGCCGACTGCATCTGATAGCATTATCTTGTTCGTATGATTTTCGGGAAAATCGATTGTCAACGAATTCAAATCTAATGTAGTCTCCGTCTTGTGTCCGCATTCGCCGCAAATCAAAACAAAATCAGTGACGCTACCTATAGACTGGGAGCGCAATTGAATGAAAGCATATTGCAGGTCAAAGAACGGTAAGTCTCTGCCCTGCACTTTTCCGTCAGAGCAAGAGGTCACAATATCTTGCATCGCTTTTATCATCTCTTTAGGCTCATTTGATTCTTGAGCCAAAATAAGTATCTTTTCTTCTTTTACGAGAAAGGGACGAAACTCAATTTCACTTGATAAAGAATGTAACTTTACTCTGAAAGTCGGAGTAGTCATAGTCGGCAACGGCATAATTTAGTCCTTCATTAATTAAACTGGTATTACAAACCATCTTTTATATGTAAATGTTACGGGTAATCTAACAGGCTGTGTATTGCTATTAGACATTTGAATGGGTGCAATCGACCTAGGAAACACATCTTCTATTTCCCATTTGGCAACAACCGCATCTTCATTATTCAGTGCAGTTAGTATCATGCTTCCATAATATTTGTTCGGGAAAGCAATCTCTCTGGTTCTTTTACTGATAATTCCTCGCATCCAATCACCGAAAAAGTCTTTTGCTGCCCATGTCGCGTCAACTAAAAACGTAAATGTAATCGAGTCTCCACCGAAATCGATTGCACTTGCACGTTGTTCATTTAAATTGTTGATTCTAACTGGTCTGGTTCCAAGAAGTATTCCTGGAATCATAGCATCTTCTACGAATAGGGACAGATGATTGGCAGAACGACCGGCGGATGTTACGTGTGTTGCCATTCTTTGCCCGCCCGGCACTCTTTTACCATCATCGCCTTCCAGTTCCGCGGGTGGAATTATTTGAACTTCAAATCTATGCGAACGAGCAAAATCTCTTTTACTCACCTCTGCGCGGAAATTTGCCAAGCTATTGTGTGCTTGTTCCATTAAATCTTGCTCCTAGTATCTCTGAAAACCGATTCTTTAGTTGCACCAACAAACGCTTCAACTGGCAAGAATATCGCTGCCTTCCAATCTGCAGGATTAATTTTCATAAATTGTGACCTCACGTGTGGGGTCAAATAGTGTTTGATACAAGGCTTAATTTCTGGTGCTGTTTGTAAACTGTTTAGAAGATTATATGACAGACGCATTTTGCTAGTCGGTGTAAGTGTTTTGGAATCAGCAAAGTTCATCAATTCACCCAACACTTTTGCTCTTAGTAGGTAAGGTAAATAGTGAACGTTGATTCCGTAGAATCCACCTTTAGCTGGCCCGAATGGCAATACTAATGGAAAAGTATCATAGAAAGGAAGTTGGTCTTTGAACTTCGGATCATAGAAATACATATACATCGCGCCAATCTCTACCTTACTGGTGAGACTGCCGATATCAGATTGCATCACTGTGTTTCCAGAAACTCTTGCGCCAACTAAGCTCTTGACGTTGCGCATATACCATTCAATGGACTTCTGTCCATCACCTGCTTGCGCACGAAGTTTCTGAAAGGCGTTATTTGATGCCATTAACGGCCCTGACCTCTATACTTCTTATAGTTGCGGCGCTTATGCTTGTTCATGGTGCTCAATTTCACACCCTTGCGGCGCGGCGCAAATACTGCCTTTGAATTTCCTGCTGCTTTAGCCATTGTATATTCTCCTTAGTCTATATTTATGCTTTAATTCCGAGTTCTTTCTCAGTTAGAATAAGAAATTCCCAACCATTGTCTTTACAGAATTCGGTTGCATATTTCCATTTTGCTTGATTTACACCCCAAGCAATAACTTCATTGAGAAATTGTTTAGTCTTTCTCTTGGGTATTGTGGGTTCTCTAACGAACTTTGCCGGTTTAATTTCAATCAAGTATTTCTTAATATCACCAGAGTTTTCTTTTACTTTGATATAGAAATCTACAAAGTAACGATGAACTCTATTATCTTTTGGTGACAAATAAGGAATTGCAAGTTCTTCTGAACCCCATTCTAAAATATTAGGATTACTATCGCACCATTTCATGAACTTTAGCTCCCAGCTAGAACGATATATAATTCTATTAGGATCTCCAATATACTTCTTAGGATATTGTATTTTATAAAGACCTTTCATGGTCTCCTTCGTGTATGCCATATAAATAGTCCAAACTAACCTCAATAGGATATTTATTAAAAATGGCAGAGCAGCAAAGAGAG